GACCATTTTGCTATCAAGTGTGATCGGTTTATTGGTCCTCAATGTATATCTTATAACTCGTCTCAACTTATTCGTGAGAGGTTTGAAGGGTGGACAGCAGCAGAATTCGCACACACCTACACCATGAGGAGCGTGGGGAGTTATAATACAGATCAAGCGTCTCGCAAGGAACTAGTCCTTACTAATTATGAAGTGTGAAGTCACCCTCTACAAAGCAGGCACCGTCTTCAAGGAAGAGGTGATCGCTGTTGATTATCAAGATGCCCGCAAGGTTGCTCTCGCCCGCAATCCTGGCGCTACCGTTGTTGGTGTTACTGCGAAGTTCTGATGTGGAGAATTTGGGCAAAAGCACTGGGTGAAAAGTATGGACGAAACGACAGAGAAGCTGATCTTATTGCTGGCATACGCACCCTTATTTTTATTTCTTACCTGGCTACCAACCTTTTTATTATTAGTGGAGTGATTAGACACTGGAATGACGTACCAACTGAAAGACTGGATGAACTCAATTTGCCAGACGAAAGAAGATCTATCTGACGGCATCTCATCCTACCCTCCTTACATTATTAATAGATGTCTTTCTGGACATCTGGATTGTATTCTTTTTGCCAACGAAATGAATAAGCATTCTGAGTTGCCAAAGGATATGCAATATGAATTCTATATAAATAGTCTGAGAAAAAGGAAGAGGTTCTCTCCCTGGATCAAGCAAGATAAAGTAAAAGATCTTGATATTGTCAAACAATACTATGGTTATAGTAATGAGAAGGCACTCCAAGCATTGAAAATTTTATCCCAAGACCAAATTACATTTATAAGAAACAAACTTGATGTTGGAGGATCAAAATGAGTCAGACCATTAGTGAAGCAGAAGTCCAGTGGGATGAAACCCAAATGATTGAAGTGGTTCTAAAGGAACCAGATGACTTTCTAAAAGTTCGTGAGACACTAACACGTATTGGTGTTGCATCACGTAAAGAAAAGAAACTGTATCAGTCTTGCCACATCCTACATAAGAGAGGCAAGTATTATATCGTCCACTTCAAAGAACTGTTTGCTCTCGATGGAAAGAAGGCTAACCTTACTGTTAATGATGTTCAACGTCGTAACCGTATCATTCAACTCTTGTGTGATTGGGGATTGATTGTTGTCAATGCTCCTGAGAATATCAAGGAGATTGCACCGTTGAATCAGATCAAGGTCATTGCATTCAAAGAGAAAGCAGAGTGGGCACTGGAAACTAAGTACAATATTGGTAAGAAAAAAGTTGTACAAAAAACCGAATAAAAAAGAGCGGGTTTCAACACCCGCTTTTTTTGTTAAACTATTATAATTAGTAGTGTCGCCTTCGGGGACATCAAAACGAATCTCGCTTTCAAAGGAGAACTACAATGGATCTTACTAGGTTTACGTCTAAGGACGTGGATAAAATTTTTGATGCTGCAAATAGATACAGCGTCGGACTAGATGATATTTTCTACAGGTTGCATTCGTATGGATCGAATCATCCTGGTGGACAGTATCCTCCATATAATATTGTGAAGGAATCAAATATAAAATGGCGAATAGAACTTGCGTTAGCAGGGTGGGGCAAGGATGATTTTGAAGTAACGACAGAGAGTAACGTACTTCTGATCTCTTCCAAGGTGCCAAAGGATACCAGTGAAACGGAATACTTGCATAGGGGCGTAGCACACAGAACGTTTGCTAGGGGTTTCAATCTTGCTGATGATGTTATTGTTGATGGTGTGAAGTTTGATAATGGTTTACTTACCGTCAGTCTGAGGAAGATTATTCCAGATCATCAGGCAAAGAAGGTATATGATATAGAATAAATAATGGCGGGGCGACCCAAATATCGTCGTCGGAGGGTGCTTGACAAAGACCAAGCACCCTCTTATAATGTCTGGAGGAAACTATAGAATCATGGCAGTCAAACTAGCACTATTGAAGTCGGGTGAAGAGGTTATCTCCGACGTGAGAGAAGCACGTAAAGAGGACAGTGATGAAGTGTTGTTCTATGTCTTCAAGAGTCCTTACGTTGTGGAACTGGTCACACAGGAGCAGACTGTTCTGAACGAAGGTGTAGAGGCACAGGGCAGCGAGCAGGCACTTAATTTCAGTCCATGGATCACCCTGTCTAAGGACCAGGAGATCTATGTGCAACCCGATTGGGTAGTCACCTTTGTGGAGACGTATGAGGACGTTGTGAAGGCGTATACAGAGCGTGTAGGGGTCTGATATGGAAGAGACCACAGTAGCAGTCTTCTTGCTGAAGACAGGTCAATACCTGATCGGTGAGTATCAGGAGTTGGATATGGAACCAAAGATCTATCTGTCCAACTGTTATCAGATTATTGATGGAGAGTTTGAGAGTTTCCCTCAATACATGCATGAGAATTCATGCCTTCTAAATACAAACCTCATGGTTACTATCGGTGAACCATCCACCGAAATGCTCAAAAAATACTCTAGTCTTTGATGAAGTTCTACACTAATGTGCAAATGGTCGGGAATGATTTCCTGGTCCGTGGTTATGAAAATGGAGAGCGTGTAAAATACAGAGACAAATTTAGACCCACCTTTTATGTCCCATCAAAGGAGCGTACTCCTTTCAGGACTCTTGATGGGAAGTATGTTCAGGAGATCAAACCTGGCAATATATCTGACTGCAAAGAGTTTATTGCTAAATACTCTGGTGTGGAAGGGTTTGAGGTTTTTGGTAACGATAGATACGTTTACCAGTACATTTCTGATAAATACCCACAGGAACATATCGAGTTTGATACTAGCAAAATCAATCTCGTAACCATCGATATTGAGGTTTCTTCTGAGTACGGATTCCCTACAGTAGAGGAATGTGCTGAGGAGATGACAGCAATCTCGATTCAAGATTACAACACCAAAGAAATTACTGTTTGGGGTGTTGGTGATTATCGTATGCACCAGGACAACGTTACCTACAATCGTTGCTGGTCTGAACATGAACTACTCAGTCAGTTCCTTCAGTGGTGGGTGGAGAACACCCCAGATGTTGTTACTGGATGGAACTGCCAACTATACGATATTCCATACCTTGCCCGTAGAATTAGCAGACTGTTCGGTGAACGGGAGATGCGTAAGTTGTCTCCTTGGAACTTCACCAACGAAAACGAAATTTTTATTAATGGTAGATCCCACATTGTTTATGACATCCGTGGTATCACAGTCCTAGATTATTTGGATCTGTATAAGAAGTTTACATACACTAACCAAGAATCCTATCGACTGGACCACATTGCCAACGTAGAACTCGGTGCTCGTAAGATCCAAAACCCATACGACACCTTCAAAGAATTTTATACCAACGATTGGCAGAAATTTATTGAATACAATATTCGAGACGTAGAACTGGTTGACCGTCTTGAGGATAAGATGAAACTTATCGAACTTGCTTTGACGATGGCTTATGACGCTAAAGTCAATTATAACGATGTATTCTATCAAGTTCGTATGTGGGATACGATCATCTACAATTACCTGAAGAAAAAGAATATTGTCATCCCCCCTAAGGAACAAACATCAAAAGATGCAAAGTATGCAGGAGCATATGTCAAAGAACCGATTCCTGGTAAGTATGATTGGGTTGTCTCTTTCGACCTCAACTCTCTGTATCCTCATCTTATTATGCAATATAATATCTCTCCAGAGACACTTCTAGAGGAGAGACATCCGAACGTAACTGTAGATAAGATCTTAGATAAATCTGTCACCTTTGAGTTATATAAGGACCATGCGGTTTGTGCCAATGGCGCTATGTACCGTAAGGACAAAAGAGGCTTCCTGCCCGAGTTGATGGAAAATATGTATGGTGATCGCGTCAAGTTCAAAAAACGCATGATCCAAGCAAAGAAAGCATATGAAAAAACACCAACAAAGGACCTGGAGAAGGAGATTGCTCGATGCAATAACATCCAAATGGCTAAAAAGATATCTCTTAACAGTGCTTATGGGGCTATTGGCAATCAGTATTTTAGATACTTTAAGTTGGCAAACGCAGAGGCGATCACCCTATCGGGACAGGTGTCAATTCGTTGGATTGAACGTAAGGTAAACGAGTATCTAAATAAAATATTGCAAACGGAAAAGGAGGATTATGTTATCGCATCTGACACCGATTCAATCTATCTTAATCTTGGACCTCTTGTCGATAAATTTCTTGGTGCTAAGTCTAGCGACAAAGCAGCAGTTGTGGCGCTACTTGACAAGATCTGCCAAGAGAAACTGGAACCTTTTATTGAGAGTTCATATCAAGAACTTGCAACGTTCGTCAATGCATATGATCAGAAGATGCAAATGAAGCGTGAGAATATTGCTGACCGTGGCATCTGGACTGCCAAGAAGCGATACATTCTCAACGTGTGGGATAGCGAGGGAGTTAGATATGCTGATCCCAAACTCAAGATCATGGGCATCGAAGCAGTCAAATCATCTACGCCCGCACCATGCCGTCAGATGATCAAAGACGCACTCAAACTAATCATGACTTCTACAGAAGAAGATGTGATTGACTTTATCGATCAGTCGAGAAAGAAATTCAAGACTCTACCGCCAGAGGAGATTGCTTTCCCTAGAACTGCATCGAACGTCACAAAGTATTTGGACTCTACGACTCTTTACAAAAAGGGTACACCCATTCACATTCGCGGTTCCCTGTTGTATAATCATACAATCAAGGAAAAGAAATTGACCAACAAGTATCCTAAAATCGAAAATGGGGAGAAGGTCAAGTTTATGTATCTGGCAGTTCCCAACCCTATCAGGGAGAATGTCATCTCATTCATCACCGAGTTTCCAAAGGAGTTGGAACTGGACCGCTACATAGATTATGAATTGCAGTTCAATAAATCTTTTCTTGAACCGCTCAAAACCATCCTTGATTCTATTGGATGGTCTGTAGAAAAAACTGTAAACCTGGAGATGTTCTTTTCATGAAAGATCAATACACAATCAATGACGGCGAGTCTAAGAAAGACAAATGGAATAGGGGTCTAGACATCTTTATTGAGTCTGTTATTGAACCTGACCCTAATCTGAGAGGATGTGCTCATAACCAAAAATGCTACCACGAACTGATGGATGTTCGTCAAAATGTGCTAGAATACTTGAAAACACTGCGCTGGAACTAAATGGATTTTTTGAAGGAACTTGTCAAAGAGGTCGGTGATGAATACACCCAACTCGCATCTGATATTGATGAAACTGAAACTTATGTTGACACGGGTTCGTACATTTTTAATGGACTCGTTTCAGGTAGTGTATTTGGTGGTGTATCTGGGAATAAGATTACTGCCATTGCTGGGGAGTCTTCTACTGGCAAAACTTATTTCAGTCTTGCCGTCGTCAAGAATTTCCTGGATGCTAATCCTGATGGGATGTGTGTATATTTTGACACTGAAGCCGCTGTTAATAAGTCTCTACTCTCAAGTCGCGGGGTAGATCTGGACAGGACTATTGTTATGAATGTTGTGACTGTCGAAGAGTTTAGGCAGAAAGCACTCAAGACAGTAGACATCTATCTCAAGAAACCAGAGGATGAACGTAAACCTCTGATGTTTGTTCTTGACTCTCTGGGTATGCTGTCCACAGAGAAGGAGATCAGAGATGCTCTAGATGAGAAGCAGGTTCGTGACATGACAAAATCACAACTTGTAAAGGGAGCGTTCAGGATGTTGACATTGAAGCTTGGGCAGGCTAACATACCTATGATCGTTACTAACCACACTTATGATGTCATCGGTTCTTATGTTCCTACTAAGGAGATGGGAGGTGGTTCTGGTCTTAAGTATGCCTCTTCTACTATCATCTATCTCAGTAAGAAGAAAGAGAAAGACGGAACAGAAATTGTCGGAAACATTATCAAGGCAAAGACTGCTAAGTCTCGTCTGAGTAAAGAGAACAAAGAAGTAGAGGTACGTCTCTTCTATGACGAACGCGGACTGGACAAGTATTACGGATTACTGGAACTGGGTGAGAAGTACGGAGTCTTCCAGCGGGTTGGCAATCGCTACAAGTTTGGTGAATCTTCTTATTATCCTAAGTCCATTCTTGCTGATCCTGAGAAATACTTCACCGAAGAAGTAATGCAACAACTTGACGAAGCAGCAAAACAAGAATTTAGTTATGGCTAAACTAAATGATTTTATCAAGACCTATGACACTGTAGCAACACCAGAAGAATGTCAGATAATTATATCTGGATTTGAAAGATATAAAATGTATCATTCTTCTGTTGACAATCAGAGAAGACCAAAGTTCACCGAGATGAATTATACTGCCCACATCGATAAGATGGAAGGTATGTTTGGTGATATTCATGCTCGGTTGATCAATGCATTTCGTATGATCAAGAAAGACTACTTTGAACATGTAGTCTCTAAAGCATACGATGGTACACCACTTGTTCCCGCCGCTCATGGTTGGGAACAGTTTCGCATTAAAAGATATAAAGATAAGAACGACCAGTTCAAAGAACATGTTGACATTGGTGACTCAGTTTCAGCAAAGAGATACCTAGCATTTCTCATGTATCTGAACGATGGGTTTGATGGTGGAGAGACTGAGTTCACGACTTGTGGATTGACGGTTGTCCCAAAAGCTGGTAGAGTGGTTGTCTTCCCACCTACCTGGAATTTCCCACACCAAGGAAACAAACTAAAGAATGGCAAGAAGTACATTCTGAGCACATACCTGAACTACATTTGATGGAAAGAATCGAGCAGACAATTCTAAGAAACCTGATCTTCAACGAAGAATATTGTCGGAAGGTTCTACCCTTTATTCGTAATGAATACTTTGATACTCGTACAGACCGAATTTTATTTGAGGAAATCTCTTCATTCCTAGATAAGTTCAACACTCTTCCCACAAAGGAAGTGTTGAGTATCGAGACTGACAGTCGTGAAGATATAACAGGAGACGAGATGAAGATCATCTCTGATCTGATTCTGAGTCTTGACGATGCTCCTGTTGAGCAGGACTGGTTAGAGAAATATACAGAGAAGTGGTGTCGTGATCGTGCCATCTATCTCGCACTGATGGAGTCTATCAAGATTGCTGATGGTGGTGACGAGAAGAAGAACAGGGATGCTATCCCTGCAATCCTCTCAGATGCCCTTGCAGTATCTTTTGATCCCCATGTAGGTCACGATTACCTGGAGGACTTTGAGGCACGTTATGACAGTTACCACAAGAAAGAAGACAAGATCCCGTTCGACCTGGAGTATTTCAACAAAATTACGAAAGGTGGTCTTCCTAATAAGACTCTCAATGTCGCTCTTGCTGGGACAGGTGTTGGTAAGTCTCTTTTCATGTGTCACATGGCTAGCTCCTGTTTGCTTGACGGACACAGCGTCCTTTACATTACAATGGAGATGGCAGAGGAGAAAATTGCTGAACGTATTGACGCAAACCTCCTCAACGTTCCTATCCAAGAGATGACTGAACTGCCCAAAGTTATGTTTGAGACTAAGGTAAATAATCTTAGTAAGAAGACACAGGGTAAACTCATCATCAAGGAGTATCCTACTGCTTCTGCACACTCTGGGCATTTTAGAGCATTGCTAAATGAACTGGCACTCAAGCGATCTTTCAAACCTGATATTATTTTTATTGACTATCTCAATATCTGCGCCTCGTCGCGTTACAAGGGATCTGCCAATATTAATTCCTATACTCTTATTAAGTCTATTGCAGAAGAACTTAGAGGACTGGCTGTCGAAGCCGAGGTCCCTATCGTATCTGCCACCCAGACCACTCGTTCTGGTTATGGCAGCAGTGATGTTGAGCTTACTGATACTTCTGAGTCCTTTGGTCTCCCTGCTACTGCTGATCTTATGTTTGCCCTTATTTCGACGGAAGAACTTGAACAGTTGGGACAGATTATGGTGAAGCAGTTGAAGAATCGCTACAATGATTTGTCAGTGAATAAGCGATTCATCCTGGGTATTGATCGTGCCAAGATGCGTCTGTATGATTGTGAACAGACAGCGCAGGACAACTTGCTTGACAGCGGTCAGGATGAGGAGTATAATGATGAGAAACCAACCAAGAAAAAATCTTTTGAAGGATTCAAGTTCGATGTCTAAAATTGTTTTTGAACGTTACGAGCATTTTGTTGATGCCGTCACTAGTGATGCCTCTACAAACTTTGTTGACTTTGCTGATCGTATTGGAGAACTGGACCGCGAGGGTGCAAACATTGAACGTCTTCTGACTGCAGGTGTTGGTATCAATGCTGAGGGTGGCGAGTTTCTTGAGATTATCAAGAAGATGATCTTCCAAGGTAAACCGTGGAACGAAGATAACAAAGAACATTTGATTATTGAACTGGGCGATATCATGTGGTATGTTGCTCAGGCATGTATGGCACTAGAAGTTTCCATGGATCAGGTTCTGGAAACTAATGTCAAGAAACTGGAGAAGCGTTACCCTGAAGGGTCGTTTGATATCTATTTCTCAGAAAACCGCAAAGTGGGAGACCGCTGAGTTTTACCCCTTCTAAATAGTTAGAAGGGGTTTTTTGTGCAATGGCAAACAAAGGATTGCAATTCGAACACGCTGTAATGTATGTTGCAGCATCAAGAGTTACAAATAGGACTACTGAGACGGATGCTGCATATGCAGACGCATCCAAGCACTGGTCTGGTATTCCTGCTGATGTCAAGCAAAAGGCAGAAGAAATTGTCACTGGCATGGCACCACAAAATCTCAATGATGCTCAGGCATATTATAAGTCATTCAAAAAAATGAGTGGCGGTGGTGAAGAACCAAAGACAGATATTATGTTTGTCTTGAATAATCAGAAATATAGATGCTCTATGAAGTGGGGCAAGTCCTACCAACTCACCAGTGCGGGTGTGGACAGATCATTAACTGTCTTCACTAACGTCCTAAAGAAGGTCGCGAGGGAGTATAGTACTAAGAGTGATGCAGTCACCTTGGGTTACTTGCAACTGCTTCTAGAACAACTGGGCAACAAACTCGATGGCGCTAGGGGGACGATGCCAGCACCACAAGCAAAGGCACTGATGGGTGACCTCAAAAAATCTGAGGGACTCAATGAGCAATTGCAAATGGTACTTGGGTCTAAGAAAAATCCTAGAGGTGATGAAGTCTATCGTAAGTTCAAGTATGAACTGACTAAAGAATGTATGACGGGCGAGATGCTTTTTGGTAGAAACGATGATAGAACTGCAACACATCTGTTTACTGAAAATGGCATCAAACCAATTGATGATAAAGCGATTACCGAAGTCATGAACATGGCAGGTGTTAGGATCTCTCTCAAAGGTAGAGGAACTAACAAAATCACTGGTGTTAGAAACAACGCAATCTCAATTAGATACGAAGTCTAGAAAATGAAAACCTTTACACAATTCCTAGAATCAGTTGCTTCGGACCAGGCAAAGCGCATGGGTCTGCAGGGGGATGGTCATGGCGATTGGTATGACAAGACGGGTAAACTGATTGCAAAGACTGTTGGTGGTAGACTGAAGATCTTCAAGGGTCGTGAACCTGGACAGGAAGATCCTCAGGCGCAGCAGCAACAGCAACCAGCATCTCCAGAAGAGAAACCCATGAAGGGTGATGGTCAGCAGACACTGACTATTGCTTTTGGTCGTTTCAATCCACCTACAGTTGGTCATGAGAAACTTCTGAATCATATCAAGACAACCGCAGAGGGTGGTGAGTATAGAATCTATCCATCACACTCACAGGATCCTAAGAAGAATCCTCTGGACTCTGCCACTAAGGTTGAGTACATGCAAAAAATGTTCCCTGATCATGCTAACAATATTGTTCATGATACGAACATGAAAACTATCTTTGACGTATTGAAATCTGCTGATCAGGAGGGATACGCTAATGTTAATATCGTGGTTGGTGCTGACAGACTCAAAGAGTTTGAGAGCCTCTCGCAAAAGTACAACGGGAAACTCTATAATTTTGATAACGTCAACGTGGTATCGGCAGGAGAACGAGATCCAGATGCAGAAGATGTCACGGGTATGTCTGCTTCCAAGTTACGAAAAGCAGCTGCAGAGGGAGATTATGACACGTTCAGATCTGGACTCCCCAAACCACTAGATGATGAGGCATCCGCCAAACTGTATGCCACGATTCGTAGTCAGATGAATATCGAAGAAGACTTCTTTGAGTTGTCTGCACCTGAACTGTGGGAGATTGCTCCCAAGTATGATCAAAATACTCTACGTGAACACTATATAAACAAGAGGGTCTTCACTGTTGGTAGTATGGTGGAGAACGACAACACTGGATTGACTGGCAAGATTATTCGTGCTGGTACAAACTATATTATTGCGTTGACTGAAACAGGTGAGATGTTCAAATCCTGGATCAGAGACATAACACAAATTAAAAGATAAATAAAACATAGGACAAGCAACTTTTTATCACGATGTACGATAACGGAATTTTTACTTCTGCATATAAAGATTTGCGCGAAGGTGTCGCAGCAAAGGGGGGTGTCATTGCTAAGAAGGGAGCAGCACCTGCAAAGAAAGAAGACCCTAAGGCAAAGGGTGGTAAGGAAGAAAAAGGTGCTAACACCTCTGACGAGGACAGGGTAAAGCAAGCACTGTATGATATTCGCTACAGAGCGAAGAGAGAAAGTGTGCCTGTGGGACAGGCAATGTCTGACTATCTCAAGCACTCTGGTTCGCTTGGTCCTAAGGCTCGTGCAGAACTGAAGAAGCGTCTCATGGGTGAAGAAACTGAGACCATTGAAGAGAAGAAGAAAGGTCTCTGGGACAACATCCATGCTAAGCGTAAGCGTGGTGAAGCACCTGCTAAGAAGGGTGACAAGGACTATCCTAAGACTCTCAATGTTGAGGCAGACATGAGCAATGCTCCTAGCATCAAAGATGCTAAGCCTGCTAAGAAGACAAACGTCAAGAACTATAAAGGTCTGGGGTATGCTCCTACCGTTGCAAAGGAAGAGACTGAGGAAGTAGAAGAAGGTCTCAAGCAAGCACGTAAGAATGTTGGTGCTGGTAAGTGCTGGGACGGTTACAAGGCAGAAGGAACCAAGAAGAAGGACGGTAAGGAAGTACCTAACTGCGTCAAGGAAGGTGAAGAGGAAACAGTACAGAGAAAACAACTTCAACTCAATAGAAAGAAGTTGCAACTTCAGACCAAAGCAACTCAGGCAAAGAAAAAGACAGACATGTCTATGAGAACTGAGGAACTAATCATTCTCAACAACATTCTTGAGAATGCTGATATGTCCTACATGCATGAGATTGCAGAGGAGAGAGTCAAGGAACTGATTTCTCTAGAAGAGGGTGAGACTCAGAAGAAAGGACCAAGCGGAGACACTCTTTACAAGGTTCGTGTTGTCAACAACGACGGCAGATCTGAGGTCCGCTATGCATCTAGAGCAAAGATCGGTGAACTCCGTAGCAACAGCAACATCAAGTCCGTAGAAATCACTGGTCATGGTGATGCATA